AGTCTTCCTCTCACCCAGTACCGCCCGAAGGGGACTGCTTGGGAGGTCAGCTAGTTTAGGAGAGTGGGGCGTGTGTCCTTTCGACGTGGTCCCTATAGGGGGAATGACGTCCTTGGAGAAAACCCACTGATCAACACCATCAAATGCCCCATGGGCCCGGTGGCATCAATGACGGAGGTGTTGGGACAATAAATCTCAACTTCACGTAGTTTTTGCACTCGGCATGAGGGACCATTCTTGGATGGTCAGGACCCCACTTAGGGTAGTTGGCAAAACCGGCTGGTCCGAATTCAAGGTTGAACCAATCAAGAACTGGCTTTGACCAAGAAAATTTCCAGCTAACTACCTTAACGAATTTCTTTGTACTACGTTTTGAAGAGATGAGGGGGGGAAGGGGAGGGCGTCCCTGGCGACGAATAGATTTCACCTGCGGGCCAGGCAAGACTTCTACTAAACTTCGACATCCGCCAGTAAGGGAATTTTTCCAAACTGGTCTACTATCGAAGGAAAGCGGCTTACCTGTCCAATAGGTTAGTCTTCGTCGTTCTGCTTCTGAATGCGCCTCGTCGACGATAGAAAACAGATCCTCACGGGGAGGATCTGTAACTACCACATCGTCGGCGCGTGAGACCCCGGTAACGAAAGGAGGAATAGGATCAGATCCTCTCCAACGACGAAACCAGGCTCTCTTCATCAGCCCAGATACAACGTATCGGGGTACATTGGCCACACAGAAGTCCCGTAGAACAATCTCGTGCCGTGCTAGAACGGACATTGCATACTGGCGTACACTATGCCGCATTTCTTTTGTACCCTTCCACACCTCCCCGAGGAGATCGACGCAATCATTCCTAAAAGGCCGAAGGAAAGAAAGACAATGGCGAGGAACAAGAGTGGAGGATGGCACGTGGTAAGGCTGACTATTAAGGTCGAGCCAGGCTTCCGAAAAGCCAGTCTTTTGGCGATTAACTACTAGTCCAAAGGTTGAAGTGACCCTCTCCCAAAGAGAGAAAAAGGCCCTATCACCAGCGAACATGCAGTCATCGCCATTAAACCTACCAACCCTCCTCTTACCTTGTCCCCACGTTAAGTCACAGCAAATGTCAAAGCAAGCCTTATTGATCAAGCACAAAATGGGAAAACTCAAAAGGTTTCCCATCATCTGCTTTCTTGTCAATAATGTCCTAGTCTTTCTAGACTTGGACATCAAGTG